AAGATCTGACCGATAGCCTCCCACTCACAAAAGTTGATAACCTCAACCGGAACCTTTACCTCTAAATCATTTGTAGCCATAAGCTTTGCTCCTTTCAAAAGCAACTAATTTAACTTACATACTAGACACTAGCAGATGGCAATGACACTGAACTACACATTCTGCAAAAAAGATTGTAACGTTTCGGTAACGCCAGAACCCGACCCCAACTTCACCTTCCCATCAGTCAACAACCAAGTCAACCGATCAGAATCAATCAGGCTCGACTCAACCCACAAAACCAAATCACCCTTCAACCAACGCTTCCCCTTCGAATCAAACTTCCATCCAGACGCCTGCAACCAAACCTTCATATCACCACGAACCATGTCCACTCCTCAAAAAAGAGAGGGAGCCCCGCCGTCCACGAAGCTCCCTCAAACCAATACCCTTAGTCTAACTTGTTTGGAGGTACATCGCCAACCGGAGCCCCAGTCACCTCAGCATCCGAAACATCCCAACCAGACACCTCAGCAACAACCTTACGCACCGCATAAGTGAACGCACCCCAAAACCGGAACGGATCCTTCGCACGCATCAAATTGAACTCAACCAAAGTAGGGAACAACTCCGTAAGATCTTCCCCAGTCAACTCCTTATGGAACTCAATCTGGTAATCGCGCACCCTGCCATAAATATCTGCATAATCAAAACCGGTATCCTCCAACAACCACGTATACCATTTGGTGAACGAGTTGCGGGTAGTGATGCCAGCCAACTTGATTAGTTGTTCAGACCGGACGCCGGAAGCCTCAGCGTTCTCCAAAGGTGTCTCAATGGAGCCCTCAGGGATCACATACTCCCACTGAGCGCCACCATTCAACTCAACCCAAGCATCAACATCAGCGCGCCGATACCAACAAGAGCCACCCTGTTTCACGAACGGTAACCCACTGTTGCGGGCGCGAGAATTACGCAACTGGTTCAAAGTCAAACCGGTTAAAACGGTTACTTCTTTACTGGTTAAAAGCTCCCCAAAACGAGGGTGATACGTAGTCATAAGACCTCTTTCCTTCAATGAGCACATGATCATCTATCATCTACTCATTCGAGGATAACATGCCAAAAAACGACACACACCCAAAAAAAGCACCCCAAAAAGCCCTTTAAATGCCCCGAATTGCCGATTTCAAGTCCGGTTCTATAGAAACTACCTACTCATCAATCATCGACTCATGAGTCGATTATGCATGAGTAACCTTCCTAAAGTCCACCCGATACGGAAACACCAAAACAAGACAAAAAAAAATCCCCTCGAAACTGGCACACACACCAGAATCGAGGGGATCTTTCGCCCTACGGATTAACCAAAAACAACATCATCAAACACACCAAGCTGAATGATCACATCACACGCCTCATCATCAATGTCAGGGTCGCCAGTAACAATCGACTGAACCTGAGCAACCAAATCAGAACGCACACCACCACCATCCTTCAACACACGCTCAATACCCTTCTTGATAGTGTCAGCGTTCACCACATAATGAGCGCCGGCATCCTTCACCACACCCTCAGTGTCAACCAACGTAAACGACGTCACATACTTAAAGCCCTTCAAATCCTGACCTTCAAACACGCGACGCTTCACATCAGTAATCTGGAAGCCTTCGTCAAACCAATAACCACAAGCAGACTCATAGCCTTGCTGAATCAAATCAACCAAACTACCAATAGTCACCGAAGGGCGAACCGTCAACAACGTAGTGTCATTCCATTCGAAGCTTCGAGGAGTTAACTTACCATGCATAATTTTTACTACCTTTCAAATAAAGGGGGCGAGACCATCCCGCCCCCACAAACAAAATACTACTAGTTATTAGCCCAAAAGAAATGACGAAACTTACCATCCCTATCAAACACAGGAACATCCAAAGTCTCATAAGACCAAGAACCCTCCCACAACTTACCCCAATCAATAACCCACTTCAAGTCATCCGGAACAGCCTGCTCACCGTTCATCGAGTACCAAGACGCCTCAACAAAGTCAGCAGGCGAATCAAACTCACCATGAAACTCCTCAGCCTCACGCTCAACAAGCACCAAAGCCTGAGCCAAGATCGTCTCCGGCTTATTAAAATCCAACGCACCCTCAGAAGGCTCAGCACCATACGGAACATTGTGAAACGAAGCATTAGTCGAAGAAGAAGACACAAACCACTGAGTAGCCTCCAACCACACCGCAAACCGGTCAGCATCAAAAGCCCAACCAGCCTCCTCAAACTTATCCACATTCTCCAACAACACCTTGCGAATAGCCTGCACACGGCGCTCCTGATGCGTCTGGTTCTTAAAAGCACCAAGCTTGTCCGCATCCTTCAAATTGATAATCGTCATTCTTTTACTCCTTAAATCTCTTTGAAATCAGTAATGTCAACAACAGAAACAAAGTCAGCAGAGAAACCCTCATAAGGCACCCCAGCCAACACAACAGCACGCTCCGAAGACTCAGCCTCAATAACACGCTCGAACGACTCAGCATCGCTCTGTAAAACAACCTTGAATAACTTAGACATGCTTGCTCCTTTCAAAAGCAACTTAGCTAGCCAAACTGTTTGGCTTGCATGAATTTTTTTGTTTTTTGTTGCACCTTGCTAATGTCTAGCATCGATGTAAGTACTACTGTACTCAATGCTCTGCAAGCTTCCCCATCAGGATCAGCAGTGACAGCATCATCAGCAGAGCCGGCATCATCAGCATCATCATTCCAGCCGTCCCCGCTTTCTATGCAAATTGTACGAGCGGAGCGAGTTCAATAAGTTTGCGGAGCAAAAAAAAATCCCTGCCTAACCCGAAGGCTAGGCAGGGATGGTTTATCCGTTCTGGCATTGACTTCCATCGTCAGCGTGTTTCACGTGGCAGGCGTCACAGGCTAGGCAGGGAGCGCCACCAAATTCGTACGGGTGATTCAGTTCGCAGTCGTAGCAAACGAATGTGCAGGCGGGGCAAGAGAGGCTCCCCTTCATTCGGGGAGCCTCCTCGCAGTAGTGACACGGGTTACGCATCTGGTGCGCTCACGTGGATGATTTGAACATCGGTGTCAACCTCTTGTTCTTCAACGCATTCGCAGAGCCAGTCGCCAGCGATTTCACCGCCCTCTTCTAGTTCACGGGCACGGTCGAAAGCCCATTGCGGTAGCCCGCAGGGGCAGTCTGTACCCATCCAATAGGCGCTTAGTCTTTCAAGCGCTTGCTCTTCGTTTGGTGCTTGCACGATGTAACGTGTGCCTGATAAGCAGTCGTACTTTGGCATTAGTTGTCTCCTTCATTCACTAGTGCTTCGATTAGTTCAAGCGTTTCCTTCAACGCGTCAATAGCGCCTTCATGGTACGAATACCATTCGGGCTCAGTGGTCATCTCCAAATCCTTCTCACCGATTTGGATGCGCTCCATGAGCGAGCCGATTAGTTTGATTTGCTGTGCAGGGTTCATTGCTATACCTCCGTTAGTGATTCGATAAGTGTGACCAAGTTGATGGCAACCCATTCAGGCACACCAACAGCAACAAGGTCTTCTGGTTCAAGTTCAGGTGCAGTGTAATCTCCGCAACTGATGACTGTGCAAGTCCAGCCGTAGCCGTCCTTGTCGCCAGTAGAGATGTTCGGGAACATCGGCGCTCCACAGTTGCATTCGCAAACCGTGGAGCGGGTGAACTTGGTTGGCAGTCTCATACTGTCTCGTCCTCCAATGAAGCAAGGTCAAACTCAACGTCCAAACCTTTGTTCTTCTCCCAACCGTTGTGCTCCTCGTGAAGCCACTCAATAGGTTTGTCACCCTCAGCCACCAACGTAACGAATTGCTCCGCCTCGTCCATGCTCTCAGCCTCGAAACAAACCTTCCAAGTCTCGACAACGTTGTACCAAACAACAAAAGTTTTCTTGCTCATTAGACACCAGCCTTGTTCAAGTAGAGGCTCTCGTAATTACCCTGCACGCCGATGCAAACATGACCAATAGCGTCCTGCTTGTTCACATGACCTTGCGCCACTGCTGTACGTCCACGAGCCGAAAACTCTTCATTAGTCACGCCAGCATTGTGAAGGCAGTCCCAAGCCTCAACAACGTCAATGAACAACTCACCGTCCGCGTACCAAGCGCCGATGCAACCGTGCTCACGGATAGCGTCAAGGTTGCTAGCAATACGGCGCTCAACGTCACCATAAAACTCTGGCGAGTCCAACAGCGCAGGCAAGTCGTCCACGATGCGATACAGCAACGCTCCGAAACCGTCAAAAGACTGCACGAAGCCACCGATGGCATAGTAGTTGCCTTCGCGCTCACTCAACGTCTCAACGTCCATCGTGACGCCTGCATGATTGTGCTTCAGCAACGTAAACAAATTAGTAGTTAGTACTTCTGGATGAAACATGATTACTCGATTCTGTTTGTGTGTGTGTGCTAGCGGTTGCTAACAAGAACAACACTACTCAACCATGCCAACACTCCCCCATCAGCATCAGCGACACATCATCATCATCATCAGCATCATTCCAGCCGTCCCCGTTTCTATTCAAAAAAAAATACGAGCGAAGCGAGTTCAATAAGTTTGCGAAGCAAAAAAAACCTCACCTCACTGCCTAGGGGGGAGGCAGTGAGGTGAGGGGCTTTTTATCCGAAGAAGATTTCTTCTCCTTCTTCTTTGATGGTCATTGCAGAGTTCTCAGGCTCTTCATGTTCGAATCCACATTCATCGCACATTAGTGACCCTCGCAATCATGACCGTAATACCATTCGTCTGCATCGACAGGTTTTGCAAGGTCAAACTTGCGGTCACACTCAACACACTTGACGAAACGCTGTGAGAGAGCACGAACAGCCATCGCTTCGAACGGGGTCATTACAGAGCCTCGATTGAATCAGTGTCGTAATCAACTAGGTAATCGCTGTAACTCTCATCGATGCGAACAGAGAGGTTGTCGATGAGTTCACTGCAAACATCGTCATCCTTCTGCCAAGCGTGACGGTTGTAACGAACAGTGACGTCAATTCGAAGGTCACGCTTCTCCTCAACAGTTACGTCAACACCAAGCGCTTCTGCCAAAGGTTCAAGCAACTCAATAACCTCGTCAGTGAAAACATTGCTGTCTTCCTTGTTGCTTTCAAGCCAATCATGCAAAATGTCATGTGCACGCTTGCGAGGCACACTGTACTTTTCTGCAGTAACAAGCGCCTGCTGTAAAACACCAATAGGCGTGTCACCAACAGAAACGTAACGCCATGAGTAATCAAGTTCACTCAAACCGTTTACTGCTTCTGTCTTCTGTTCCTGTGCCAGTTGCTCCTCTGGCGTAGGGGTTGCTTCGTACTCATTGTTCTCGGTCATGATTTCTCCTTATTAGTTGTGACCGTGTGCTAACCGATTGGCTAACAAGAACAACACTACTCAACCCCGCCAACCCTCCCCCAACAGACAAAGCAAACGCCACCAACATCACCAGCATCATCGGCATCATCTGTTCCAGCCGTTCCCGTTCGAGAAAACTGACCCTTCCTATTGGGGAGAGCTTGCAGTATTGAGTAAGATTGTTCTTGTTGGAGATACCAACACTAAACAAAGGGGAAACACCATGGCTAAGAAGTACACTCTAGGTACTGAAGTATCACTACACGACAATGCAGGTGCAGGTGACGTATGCGCCCTGTGCAGTAAAAGACTGCCAAGCAACTTTAGTTCATTCCAAGTCGAATGGTCAACGATGACAGTCATTGACTGGACAGAAGACCGTGACTTCAATGACCACGAAGAGTACGAACTTTGTGAAAAGTGTGAAGACAAGTTTGATGACTCACTAATCATTAGATAACAACAAAGCAACCCTCGCTAGCAATAGCGAGGGTTGCATGTTGTCATGGTTCCAGCCGTTCCGTCTTATACTAGCTGAGCGTTCTGGGAATTTTATTTTTAGGGTATACTGTCTAGTATAGATATTAAGGTGGTGTAGCTGTATGGCTAGGATTGTGGATCATCCGGTGCGTTTGTGTCGTTTGGAGTTGGGTTGGTCGCAGGTTGAGTTGGCTTCTAGGGCTGGTGTTAATCGTTCTGCTGTGACTGCTGTTGAGGATGGGCGTACTCGTATGCCTAGTGATCGTGTGTTGGAGGTTTTGTCGGATGGTTTGGGTGTTTCTGTTGGTGAGCTTAGGGCTCGTATTGTTGGTTGGTTGGGTGTTGGGGCACAGGTTAAGTCGTCTGTGGCGAATGTTTTAGCTATTCCTCCTTATTTGTTGGGTCAGTATTATCCTTCGTTTAGGGTTTGGCGTGGGGATGTGGCTCGGTCGGTGACTGAGTTGGGGTCTTTGTTGCGTGTGAATCCGGCTGTGGTGTCTCGGTATGAGGCTGGGTTGGTTGGTTTTCCGGAGGTTGTGTCTAAACGGTTGGTGGAGCGTTTGGGTTGTTCGGCTGAGTATGTTGTTGCGTTGGAGGGTTTGCCTCGTGTCTGAGTTGGATGTTTCTAGGTTTGAGAGTAGGTTGGATGATGAGAAGAGGTCGAAGGAGCGTGCCCTTTTTGAACGTGTATTGGCTGCGGCAATCGCGGCGGACCGGCGTGGTTTTTTCGTTGAGCCTAGTGTTGTTTTGGACCAAGATGCCAGTTTGGGGTTGGAGGAGGTTCAGCTTGTTTGGGGTGCGTCGAAGTTTCAGCGTGCTTTGGCTGACCGTGGGATTAAGACGACGACGGACCCTAATCTTTCGTTGCGTCAAGAGAATTTTTTGCAAGCTTATTTGAATCCGTTGAATTTGAAGCAGCCGGCTGTGATTGCTAGGCAGTTGAAGATTGGTGCTTTGGAGTTGGATGGGTGGATGCGTGAGAAGCATTTTGCTGCTGCTATGGAGGCTAAGTCTGCGGAGAATTTGAAGAAGTTTTTGCCGTTGGCTGATCAGGCTTTGGGTCAGTTGGTGCAGCAGGGTGATATGAAGGCGATTACTTTTGTTAATCAGTTGACTGGTAGGTTTGATGCTAATTCGCGTCAGGGTGTGGATGTGCCGGCTTTGTTGTTGCAGGTGCAGGATATTGTGTTGAGGCATGTGCGTGATCCGATTACGAAACGTAATATTGGGCGTGAGTTGGTGGCGTTGGCTTCTGGTGCTGGTCCGTTGTCTGTGATCGCGGAACCGCAACCTGATGATATACTTGTGTCTGAGACGGTTTTTGATGTTACACCTGTTTTGAAGGAAGATTAAATGTCGTCTACGTCTACGCCTACGATTGCGTTGTTTAAGGCTACTCCGGGTTCGGCTGAGCCGTTTCGTACTACGGATTTGAATTCTAATTCGGATAAGATTGATACGGCTGTTGCTGCTCTTGATACTCGGTTGGATTTGGTTGAGGCTAATGATTGGGTGACTTCGGCTCGTATTGCTTCTAATGCTGTTGGGGCTTCTGAGATTGCTTCTGATGCTGTTACTACGGCTAAGATTTTGGATGCTAATGTTACGGTTGGTAAGTTAGCTGCGTCTTTGGATTTGACTGGTAAGACTGTGAATGTGGCTACTCAGGCTGCTGGGACTGTTAATACTTTGGCTGCGTCGACTGCGTTTGTTGTGGCTCGTATTGCTGAGAAGAGTTTGCCTACTTTGATTAAAGCTGGAGTTACTACTGGTACTACTGGTGGTGGCGGTGACATTACGCAGTCTTTTACTGGTTTAGGTTTTTCTGGTACTCCTGTTGTTACTGGTACTTTGAATCCTGCTGCTGCGGGTGCTTCAAGTAATTTGGTTGTTACTATTTCTTCTACTTCTTCTTCTGCTGTTGTGTTTCGTATTTATGATGCTGCTGGTAACGTGGCTTCTGCTGAGTCTGTGACGATTAACTGGATTGCTGTTCAAAGCTAATGTCTGATTCACAACCTGCTCACGTTAAAGTGACGATTAATGATCTTTATAAGGAGCAGCAGGAAACAAATAAGTTGTTGATTCAGTTGGCGACTGAGTTGAAGTCTTTGTCTGATTTGCCGGCGCGTGTGTCGAAGTTGGAGATTGTGTCGGCTGAGCGTGCGTGGATTCCTCGTTTGTTGTGGGGTGCTGTGTCTGCTGGTTTTGTTGGTTTTGTTACTGCTGTTTATTCGATTGTTAGGAGTTAAAGATGGCTAAGTCTCAGTTTCCGTTGGATGGTAAGTTAGGTAAAAACTGGAAGATTACTTCTAAGTTTGGTTACCGTATTCACCCGATTAAGAAGACGAAGAAGCACCATAATGGTGTGGATATTTGGAAGGGTGGCAACCCTTATTTGGAAGCTTGTTTTGATGGCAAAGTTGTTGCTATTAGTACTTCTACGGATCCGAATGGTGCCGGCAATAAGGTTGTTGTTCAGTCGAAGGTGATGGGTAAGAAGGTCACTTGGACTTACTTCCATATGGTTAAGGGTTCGATCAAAGTTAAGGTTGGTCAGAAGATCCAAGCTGGTACGGTTGTTGGTCGTATGGGTGCGACTGGTTTTGCTACTGGTGATCACTTGCATTGGGAGATTTGGGCTGGTCATTTGAAGTCGCAACCGTTGGCTGGTTTTGCGACGGGTAAAGGTTTTTATGACCCGATGAAGTTTACTGCTGCTGCGATTGAGTGGGAGAAAGTTAACGTGGAAGCTCATGAGGAAACTCCAGTTGAGGCTCCTGTTGAGAAGATGCCGGCGCACAGTGTTGAAGTTGTTGTTGAGCTTAAGCCTATTCCAGTCGTTAAGCCTGTGGTTTCTGTTCCTGATGCTATAATTAAGGAAGGTTCTACTGGAAGTCTAGTTAAGGATTTGCAGAAGAAGCTGGGGATTGCTGTAGACGGTGATTTCGGTCCTAACACGCGTAAGGCGGTTGTTGGGTTCCAAGTTAAGCATGATTTGACGGCTGATGGTGTTGTTGGTCCTAAGACTTGGAAGGTTTTGTATGAGCTTTAAGGAACGTTTTGCGGAGATCCTTGGTGTGGTGGGCGAGATCGCTTGGCGCGGTTTTGGTATTTTCTTGTTTGTTTTGGGTGGTGCTGCAGGTAGCGGTGCTGCTATCACTGGTGATCCTGTGGTCGGTATTTTGATTGCTTGGACTACTTTAATGTTGGGTGTGGTTGCTGCAGTGGGTTATGCTATTGCGATCACTGGTAAAGCTTCGAAGGCAACGGTTGCTAAAGCTGCACAAGATGCTGTGCAGAAGTTCGAGGAAGGTAAGAAATAATGAAGCTAAGTGATATTGGTGGCGGTGGCATGCGTGGTCGTGCTACGGCTATGGGTCAGACTGTTAAAGGTGGCGAGATTCAGAGCATGGGGATAAGACCTCCACAACCAGCTAAGCCACGCAACTCTCCTACTAAGCAAGCTCGTTTGGATCGTAAGTTGGATGCTAAGCGTGCTGCTTTGGCTAAGACTCGCACTGAACGGATTAAGAGAAGTGGTGTTCCTTGGGAAACTCCTCGTAATGAGATGAAGTTGACTCAGAAGATTCAGAAGCTGCGCGATAAGGGCGGCAAGAGTGACAGAAACTACTTCGGCTAATGTCTGATATGCGTGGACCGTACACTCCGGGAAAGAAACCTAAGAAGAGTGCTATGGAAGAAAAGTATAATTTTAGTAAATCTTTTTTGGATGAGTTTTCTAAGCGTGATACTCCAGCTGACCGGGCTGGTGTTAAAATTTATGCTCCTAAGGTTCAGGCTTTGGGTACAATGCTTAAGCTTCTTAAGGGTAAGAAGAAGTAATGGCTTCCGAGGCTTGGCAGCGTAAGGCTGGCAAGAATCCTTCTGGTGGTTTGAACGAGAAGGGGCGCCGGTCTTATGAGGCTGCGAACCCCGGCTCTGATCTTAAACCACCGGTGAAGTCTGGGAGTAATCCTCGTCGTGCTTCGTTTTTGGCTCGCATGGGTAACATGCCCGGTCCGGAGTATAAGAATGGTGAACCTACTCGTTTGTTGAAGTCTTTGCAGGTTTGGGGTGCGTCTTCGAAAGCTGATGCTCGTGCAAAAGCTAAAGCTCTTTCTATGCGAAAAGCTAAGAATAGTTAGGAGTGATTATGTCTTGTTACAAGTGCAAAGGGCAGAAGTGCAAGTGCTAATTGCCTGACCTAATGTAAAACCCCCAGATTGCTCTGGGGGTTTTTATTTTATAGTCCGAGTGATTCGAGAACTAGTTTTTCGGTCGGGCAGGGGAACTCTACCGGTCCGTCACAGTTAGTGCAATGCTTGCAAGTCCATGGTTCAGTGGTCTGATCTGGTGCATGCAGGTTGTAGATCTTGTCTAACGCTATGAACATGTTTTGGATTCGTTCTTGCGCTTCTGTGTCGGTTAGATCTGCAGGTTCTTGGGTTGTTTCTTCGCTCATTATTTTCCTTCGTAGTATTTACCGATTTGGTAAGTCTTTTGCCAGTAGTCTACCATTTCTGCGCGTCCTTGTGCTAACGATGCCGGAGATTCGTAGAATGTTTGGCGTAAACCGAATAGGTAGTTAGTTGCTTGACGGTCACGGTTTGCTTGGTCGTATTCTGTGTCTTTACCAGTATTGAATACGTTGGTCCAACGTGCAAGTGATCCTAAGCTGGTTTGGTCTAGGGCGTATTGTGCAAGTCCTGCTTGGCTCATGTCAATTTGTCCCATGTCGCTGAACCGGTTGCCGGTGGCTAGCTCTGCAGGGATTTTGAACAGTGGTGATGCGTTTGCTTTAGCTAGTTCCCATGCTCCACCGATGGTTAGGTTTCCAATGTTTTCGATCATTGAGTCTTGTGGGCGTGTTTTGAACTTAGTTAGGATGCTGTCGAATACGTCGAGCTGTGGTGCGGATGGTTTGATTCCCATGGCACCCCATGTGTCGTCGATCCATTGTGGTCCGTAAACGCTGTTGCTGTTGTATGCAGCGTACATGCTTTGTGGGTCGTGTGGGTCACCGAAACTGTTTGGGTTTAGCCCGTTCATTTCTGCAATAGCAAATTGCATTTTGGATGGGATGGTGATGAACGCTGGTTGGTTTGCAGCCATTTCTAACATTTTCACTAGCATTTGTTTCTGCCATGTGTAGAAGTAGAATGCTCTTCGTGCGTTTTTACGTTCCCATCCGGTGAGGGTTCCTACGGTTGGGTGAAATTCGTGGACTTGTCCGGCAGCGTAGAACACTGCGTCGTCTAGGTCTTTGAATGGTCCACCTTTGCGTAGTGCTTTGACGAATAGGGCGTAACGGAATAGGTTGTCTCGGAGTGCTGAGAACTCTGCAAGTTTTTGGTCAGCTGTAGATACTGTGCGAACTACGGCATTCTTTTTCTTACCGATTATGCCGGTTATATCGTCTGCTACGAGGTCTTTTGCTTGGTGTGGGGTGATTCGTACACCGGCTGCGCCGTCAATAATTTTGTTCAGGTCGGTTGCAGACATTTTGAAAACTTCTGGCTTACCTGTTTTTTTGTTAATTATATCCATTGCTACGCCGTCTTCGACTGGAGTGAATTTGTAGCCTTCTGGGATTTCTCGGCGCAGGATTCCTTCTAGGAGTTTGACGTCGACGTCTACTGCTCCGTTTGTGCGTAGTAGTTCGATGGCGTAGGCGTAGTCTCGTAAGCCTACTCCTGCGACTGTGTTGACCATCATGTTGCCTAGGGTGGATACGGCGTGGTGTCCGGGTCTCCAGATGGTGTTTGAGGCTTTTAGGAATGACACTACTGGGTCTAGTTTTTGCCAGAATTTTGCTGCGTTACCTTTGAAGCCTCGTTCGTAGTCGAGGTAGTGGTTTAGGGCACGCATTTTTTCGATTACTTCTGGCGGGAACAGTACCTTGTCTTTTAGGTTCTCTGCTTTTAGGTATGATCCTAGGATGGTGTCGTCGCTGATTTCTTTCCATCCGAGGTCGTACGCTTCTTGTAGAGTTTTTCCTTCAGCTTTGTGACCGAATTTTGTGACTAGGCTGGCTGCCATGTGTGGGCGTACAAGTGATACTTGTTTTGCTGCATAGAATTTAGATAGGATCTCGATGATGTTTTCGCCTTCTTCGAGTTCTATTTTGCGCCAGTAGTCTTTGAAGGCGAAGATGTCTTCTCCGGCAGCAAATTCGTCTGCGAATCGTGCTAGTCCGATACGGTTTAGTGCGAATACAAATTCGTCGAGGACGATGCCGTCTTTGGCTAGTTTGTTTTGGTTGCCTATTCCAAATAGGACTTCGACGTGTGTTTCGAGTTGCTTTTGGATTTCGCCTTCTTTGCCTGCAAGTTTTTCACCTTTTTGCAGGGCTTGGAAGATGCGGGTGTAGTCTTTGGCAGCTAGGTTGTTGGTTTGGACTAAATACGCGAGGGATCCGGTGTATTCGGTGGCGTCGAGCAAATAGTGGTGTTCTAGTCCGACTAGGCGTGCAGAGATTTCTCCGCCCATGGCTGCTTTGTTTGATAGTGCGCCTTGTAGTTTCACCCATCCGCCTACGAAGGTTCCGTAGGTTGCTTCGATGTATTCTTTTTGGATCAGTGAGGCTTCTTCAACGGTTGAGGCTACTGCTCGACCTTCTGGTGTTTCGACAGCTTTCTTGGCTAGCTCTTCAGCTGCCGGTCCTGCTTCTTTAGTTTGGTTTGCTTTTTCTTTGATAACACCAGTGTTTACACGCTTTTTGGTTTTTGCTTTTGCTCCGCCAGCTCGACGTGTTTTTGCAGCGTCTTTTGCTGCTTCAACTTCGAGGTTAAATTCGTCACGCATACGTTTGATTGTTGCTGGGTCTAGTTTGCTCATGGCTAGCATGAAGTTTTGTTCAGCAAATGCTACGTTTAGGCGTTCTGGGGTGAGTTTGGCTTGTAGATCTTTTTTGAAGATCTTAGCTAGTCCACCTTCAAACAGGACTTTTCCAAAGCCGTCGAGGCGTTCTCCAAGGTTTGGGAGAGCTTTAATGGTTTCAACTACAGTTGTTGCCATACGGATGCCGTCTCCACGGGCTAGAATGGCTCCTACAGCCATCATTTTACGGTTTTCGACTGCTAGGGCGCTAATAACTTTTGGGTCTGTGAGGGCTGTTACAAGGCTGTTTACGGCGTCTTTTCCAGCTTTACTTCTTGATGCCCAGTCCATTGACTCTGCAAACGCTGCTTTAGACTTAGCGTTAATTGGTACGCCTTGTCCGGTGGTTAAAGCTTTTTTAATATCAGCTGCAAGTTCTTTTAAACCTTCAGCGTCAAGCGGTTTATTTAGATCAGTGTGTTCGATGACGCGACGTGTTGCTTCTGAAAGGTTTTGGAATTGAATGTTTTTAGTGCCTTGGATGCTTGATTGTAGGCTTTTTGCAATTAGTTCGTCAGCGCCTTTAACGTTAGCGAGCAGGACTCGTAGCGTGTCTCCGGAGGTTAGGAATGAGGCGTGCATGATGCCAGCAGCTTTGTTTGCTTTGATGGTAACTAGAGGGATTCCTTGCATACGCAATGATCCGTCCATAAGGGTTAGGCGTGCAGTAAGTTCCTTGGCAGCTTTGTTGGTTAGTTCACCGGTTTGGGTTACTTTTTGTCCAGCTTTGCCTTCTTTGTATTGTGCGCGGACTTGACCGCTGATGCGTGCTTCGCCATAGGCTCTGGCGTGCTGGTTCATGGTGTCGAGGTGTAGGGCTTCTCGTTCGTAAGCGGTGCCTTCTTTTGCAGCGGTTACTACACCGCTTTCTGGAATAAACTCTTGATCCATTCCTTTTTTAATTGGTGCATATACTCGACGGATCAGAGTTTCTTGACCAATACCAACGGCTTCTCCTCGTTGAAGGGAGTTCATTTTGTTGGTCGAGTCCCAAGCGTTTTCTGCTAGTTCTTTTGAGTAAGCCATTACGTCTTTAACGTTTACGTCTTCAACTTTTGCTCCAGCTAAAAGAGTTTTTTCTACGACTTCTTGAGCAGCAGATAGAGTCTCAACTTTACAGTTGCTTTGTTTCTTAGCCAAGAACGTCTCCTAGTTCGATTGCGGATGATAGTGCGCGACAGTATTCGTCAACTTGGTCGGCAGCTAGTTCAGTAAATTTTACCACTTGTTGTTGTGTTTCAGTCATGCTGACTCGTTCAATCATGGTCATAAAGTCTTTTCCACCGCCGGTGAAAATTTTGTATGCTTGAAGGTTTACTGATTCAATTTTAGCAGCTTCTTCAATTCCTGAGATAACATCTTCTAGTTTTAGTCGTGCTTCTCTTTGGAATTGTTTGAAAACTGCAGCAGGTGCTGCGCTTGCTTTAACGTCAATACCGAGTGTTGCCATAACGTCTTTAAGTAGTTGTGCTTGCTCTGGGGATGCTGCTAGTTCTTTAGCTGTGATTGCTCCACTGATTTCTTTTATGGAACCTCGTACAGCTTGTAGAATTGCTAGTTCACGGCTTCCTTGTCCGCTTTGTTCAACATATGGTGACCCTGACTTGTTTTGTGCGCGACCAGTCCAACCTGTTCCTTCAGTGTTTAGAAGGTTGTTTTGGAAGCTTTCTTCAATAGTGTCGGCTTTAGTTAGATCGACTGGTTTACCATCTCTAGTTGGCGCACCGGTTGCTGGGTCTCGGATTACTTCAAGCTTGTTTTGCTCTCTGCTTCCAACGCCGATTAGGTCTAGGCGTTGAGTTCCTTGTTCTACACGTGCCCCGGGAATGTAATATTTGTTGGTCTTGATACGTGCTAAGGCGGTTAGTGCTTCGATTCCACCGTCTGCTAGGATGCGTGCGTGACCAAGGCTTTTAATGCCTTTAACGTTACTGAAAAGATCTAGCGCTAACGCTTCGTTACGTGCTTGTTTAACGAGCTTTATAGTGTCGTCGGTCATTTCTGCAGCAACAGTTTCGATACGTGGAATGATTGGCTTCTTTGCAACAGTTTCAGCTGCGGGAAGAAGTTTACGTAACAAGTATTCTTGCAAAAGTTCTGGGTAGGTTCCGAGCTGTATTCTGACAACCTGTCCACCAATAGTAACGTTCTTGTATTTGTAGCCACCTTTTGCAACTTCTGCACGAAGTTTTGCTGCCTGTTCTACAGCAAATGGTCCTCCGCCAACATCGGTTCGTGTTTGACGTACACGGTATAGGTTTTCAATCAATGAGCCTAGAGTGGTCATTGGGGTACCTGTGTGAGTGGTGATTGCTGTGGTTGGTAAGCTGGCAGGTAATTTTCCTAAGCCTACAACTTCGTTGTTGATGAAGCGTTTAAAGATTTCAGATTCGCCTTCAACGATTCCTTCTTGCCAAGATCGACGTTCCATTTCTTCAACTTTTGGTAACACTTCAGCGTTGCGGGTTCTGAATGCGTCCCAAAGTCGTTCTTGTGCGATCCTGTTCTTGATCGAGGTAGCTTCGTTTTTAGGCTTTACTTCTCCCATTGCCATGCGAAGTTTTGCTCGGTCAAGAACCAGTGGGTCTTCAGGGAACATGGCAATAAGATCTTCTGAAGCAAAGTTTGGTTTACCGTAAAGCTCTGGCTCTATCTTTCCAACTCGTTCACCGTCAACCATGGTCGAGGTCCAACGACGTTCACCCTTAGGTATACCCCAGAAAGTTGGGGCGAAAGGCTTAATGTTTTCAGCTGTACGCCCCTCTGCACGCAAAGCTGTTTCCACTAGGTCAGTAACATCGATCGGGGTGTCTAGAACTTCTTGAAGTTTTTTTGCAGCAACACCAGTGGTGCCTAGGTTGTCGTAAGTTGATGAAGCGCCTTTTGCTGCGCTAATAATGCCTAGTACGCTTAGGTCTTTAACCTTCGATACTTCTTCTACAGTAGCTTTTTCTACGCCGGCTGCTGCTGAAAGTTCTTCTTTAGCGATCGCTTTAAGTTCTTTTTGCGTTAGGTTAGGGTATTCGTTTTTTAGGGTTTGCAAGTACTCTTTGGTAATTTTTTGTTCTGTTGATTTACCAAGAATTGACATGCTGGTGTTGAATGCTGAACCGTATGGGCGTTCGGTAGGAATTGCAATGTGTTCTGTGAGCGCTTTAAACAAAGAATTTAGCTCTTTGTGGGCTGGGGATCCTACTGGGTGTGCACCTTCGTAGTCGAAGATTCTTGTTTCGACTTCTGGCTTTAGAGCTTTAATTTCTTCAGCACTGTAAATGAAACTTTTTGTTGGTGAGCTGATCCGTCCTAGTTGTTCGACTAGTACGTCACCTAGTTGGAATAGACGTGCGCCTACAGCGCCGATAAAGCTGTTGGACTTTAAGTTTAGTCCTTCTAGTAGTTCTTTTTCTGCTGGGGTGAGCGTGTATCGGTCTGGTAGTAGCGCAGCTTTTTGTGGAGCAAAACTGTAACGTGATTCGTCATCGATAAGTTTTGTTGGGTCGAAACCGAAACCTTCAGTGTTTCTCCACGAGTTTTGTCCACGAGTTTCGGTGGTCATGGCTCGACGTGCTTCTGGCGAGAACATTTGTGAGTGTGAGATCCATGCAGCTTCTTCGCCGTCTTGTAGTACGCCACGTCCGGATCCTGCGTGTCCGAAGAAGTCGTGCACGGCACGGAACATGTTGTTTTCTTCGACACTTAGCAGTGGGTGTGGGTCGGTTAGGAAGTCTTGTGTACTGTCGCGAACAACAAGGTTTTTGTTGTTTAGGATGTCTTCCATGAACAGTTTAGAGTTTGGTCCTAGTTTGCCTGTTGCTGGGTTTACAACGTTGTATGGGTCGCCGTCAATGAAGCTAACTTTGATACCGAGTTGTTCGGTCATGTATTTGTATTGTGCACGGACTTCGGCTGCTAGTGCACGGTAAGCACTGATTACGGCAGGGTTTGTTGGGTCGCTAACCATGTCGTCGTAAGCTTTTGCAATGTCTGGTGCTTCGTCGGATGCTTTAACAGCTGAAAAGTCTGTGTCTAATGCTTTGATTCCGTTAGCTTCCATGTAACCCTTTTTCATTGGGGCAACAAATTCACGGGACTGCTTGTAGATTGATGGGGCGTCAGTGGTGGCAGTGACTACTTCGTCTGCAGCGTTAACGTCTTTAGTTATGGCTGGCTTGGTTTTACGTGGTTGTTTTGCCGTCTTTTCTACAGCAACTTTAACTTGCTCAACCGGCGCTGCTTCTGGTGAAGCAGTCTCTGGAACAATGTTGTCAGTTTGCGTAGTAGGAACATCGGTAAGAGTTTCTTCTCCGGCTTTAACAGCATCTTCAACAAGGTTTGCTTCGTTAGCGATCTTCGGTGTTTGCAGACCAATAAGTGTTTGTCCTTGGGTAGCAATTTTCTTTTCTTCTTTACGGAGAGCTTTAGCTGCTTTGTCGTCGATCTTCTTCTGCTTAAGCGCAGCAAATGATTCTACGTTTCCTTGACGGATACCTTGTAGGAGATTGTTAAAAGCGTCGCCGGATAGGGCGTTTCCTTGCGCTGATTGGAACCAGCCTTTTCCTACGGCTTCTGCTCCTGCTTGAGTTGCTGTGGCAGTTGGGATTACGTCTTTGCCGGTAGCTTGGATTGCTTCGTAGCCAGCTTTATCAAGTCTTACCCCAGCTTTAGTTGCTGCTGACGCTGCTTTTACACCAGCGTTAAGACCTTTAGCCCCAGCGGTGATGAACCCTCCACCGATCAACCAAGCTGGGTCAAGAGCAATATCTAAAGCAAGACCTGCTGCAGCTGCAGTGCCTTCATCAGTGACGCCAGCGTCTCTAAGGTTTTGAGACCAAGTACGCTTCTCTTGGATACCTTTACCGGCTGCTCCAAAAAAACCACCTTCGACACCTAGGAAGTTTGATCCGGGGATATTTCCTACGACGTCACCTAAAACGTTTGAGAAGTCCCCTTGCGCTAGCTTTCCTGTGCTTTCCCCGATACGTGCACCGATACCGGCTACGCCGTAGATTCCTGTAGATAAGGTATCGATGATGCCTTGTCCAAGGTTCCAGTCGGTTTCAGCTTTTTTGGCTTCGTTAAATGCGCCCGGCTTAAACGTAGAAAGTTTAGCTAGTTCGTATTCGCTTTGTCCTCCGCCAATTTTGCGGTTTTGTGCAATGCGCGCAGCAGCATCTTTAAAGAAAGCGTCAAAAGCTGGATTAGTTGCCATACGTCTAGTTTAGCGTATAAAAGACTGTAAGTTACTTAGTTGCAGGCTTAGTAAGGGCGCTGTTCCAGATTCCGGTGAGCAAGAAGTTCAATGATGGGTTTCCTTGAATTAGCTTTGCAGTTTCTGGGTCATATTTTGCAAAAGCGCTTACAGCATTAATGGCGTCCATAGGCTTACCATCTTTGCCCATAAGGTTGTCTGCGCTTTGAATCCAGTTCCAGAATGAAGCGGAAGCGGTTGATGCTGCTGCTCCAGCTGCAGGGTCGTTGCCACCGTATTCAGATAGCCATTTACCTAGCACACCGGTTGGGGTGTTTGCTTGTAGTTTTCCAGCTTCGTATTCGTTGACAAGTCCAGCAATTTGCAACTGTAGTTGTGTGTTTGCTTGTTGTGCAGCTTGTTGTGCTGCAGCTTGCTGCATGAGGATTTGTTGTTCACGCCCAGAAATGTCGCTTAGTGCGCCGGTTCTGCTGCGACCGAGTTCTTGCAGTGCAAGGTTTTGGTCGGTTGAGTAACGGGCGATTTCGTCGTTGATTGCTTGCTCAGTAATGTTTTGGTTTACTTCGCTAGCGGTTCGACCGATCTGGGCTAGTGAGCCTTGGTCAGCTAAACCTGCTTCAGCTGCTTGTGTTGCTAGGTCGCCACCGGCTGCAGCTCCAGCAATGTCACCTAAACCTAGTGCAGCTCGTGCTTGGTTTGCTGCTGCTAGGCGTTGTGCTTCAGCGTCACGGGTTTGTGTCGCTTGTGCAGCAGTTTGTTCTGCACTTTTTGCACGACCGGTTTCTGCTAGAGAACTTACTCCGGCTATGTCACCTCGACGCATAGTGGTAAGGTTGCCAAACATATTTTTTATGTCCGCTTGATTTTCTTTGTAACGCTTGTTAACGCCTTTACGTTCGTTTCCGATTGAGCTTAGCGCTGATCCGTAACTGCCTCCACCTTGGCTTTGCTTTAGCAGACCGTACAGCATGTTCAGGTATGCGTCGCTTTGCATGTTTTCGCCAGTGGAAGGGGGCAGGATTGGGTCTACGCCCGGAATAGTCGGACGTTCGTAGTCTTTGTTGTTACCAGCTCGGGTTGGGTCTTTCATTGGCGAAGTGGTCATGCCGTAGTAATTTGATGGGCGCCCAGTGGCAGCTGGGTCAAAAATGTTAGCTACAGCTTTTCCGCCAGCGTTAAATAGGCTGTTCCACCAAGGACCAACACCGTATTTTACTGGGTTTAAGATTGCAAATTCGTCTTCTGGATCCATTAGACTGTTACCCTTCCGGTTAGCCACGAGTTACGTGCTTCAGCAAGTGCGCGTGCACGAGCTGCTTGACCTGCGTTAGTTGTCAACCAGTCAAAGTCTTGTTGCATACCTACAAGAGCATTAGGGTCAGTACCAACTTGGTTCAAACCAAACTGACCTAAACGTTCAGCATTAGTGGCACTCATGTAAGGTTGTTCGATCTGCTTACGTTGACCGGCTTGTTGCTTCTGTGTTTGAACAGCAGCACCACGTTCCATACCACCGTAACCACCGCTTTGCAACATACCGCGCATAGCATATTGGGCTGCTAACCGACGCAAAGCGTCACTAGCTGAAGCGTTAAAGTTTTCTAACTGACCGCTTTGACCATAAATGTTTTGGTTAAGTTCGTTGATGCGTTGTAGTTCAGCGTTTTGGTTTGAACGAAAATCTGAACGGTAAGGGGCAAGAGCGTCACGGTAAACTCCAGTGTTTTGAAGTTCAACATCGGTAGGATTTGTGTTAGGTTTAGCCATTACATGCCACCCTTTAACGCATTAGAGCTAGCATAAGCACCTTTTTGCTTAGCTTTTAGACGTGCAAGCAAAGCGTTACGACGAACTTTACGTTTACGGTCACGCTCAGCGTAACCAGTTTTATCAACTGGACCCATGGTAGGGTTCATTCGCCCACCACCGTAAACTTTCGCTCCGGCAGCAAACTCATTGAAGCTTGGTGCTCCATAACTTGCCATTATGCTACGCCCTTAGTTAACTTAGCTTTCACACCAATCATTGGTGTGATACTGAAAATTTGTGCTGGGGACGTCTCGGCTGTACCATCACAACTAAAGTATACCTCAAAATATGCGCGTCTAAAGCGAATACTGTGTTCAAGTTTGAGTAAAGCACGTTGCGGAGCACCTTCATCAATAGTGCGTTCTGTAGTGACATAAGGGTCCTCGGAAAGCAACTTATCCCACGTAAGGGTTGAAAGAACATCCCAAGTGCTTGTTGAGATCTGATCCCATGAACGAACGTTTGAAGAAGCTGCGATTGCGGTAACAGTTGCTGTAATAACACCGTCTGCTGCAACATCAGCAGCCCACCAATATAAACGTTTCCATTCTGCAGGAGTGTCAAAGTCGTAAATTCTGGTGCGGAGCTTACACGTAAACACTTCTGCAGCGTTAGTTGTTACGGGTGAATTGTCCATTTGGTAAAGTTTCCATTTACTGGTTGTGTTTGACCCTGTGATTGCATACGCTGTTTCGTGTTGTTTAATGGTTGAAGATTTTTGTGGTGTTTGGAAAATGTGAGCGATTTCTGTGGTTGATTCCCATTGCGCCCAAGTTCCGGTAAGCAAGTTTAAAGCATAGATTGATCCGCTGAACCAGATGATTGCACGGTCACCAAACACTGACACGGTGAAGTCTTTTTGGTAAGCGCTGTTGAATGGTTTAAAGTTTACTCGTTGTGCATTTAGCGGGCTAAACTGTCCGTTTTGAAACCGGTAAACGATCTGATCATGTAATACAACATAACCGTTTTGGTAGTTGGCAATACAGTTTTTGTTTTCTGCCCCAATACCTTGTTGGATCAGCGACAGTGTTCCCTCTTCAGGTAGTTCGCTGAATGAGAAAGCGTAAGTTGATGCTGATTTGAAGATAAAGATCTTACTGTAGTCGATTAGGATGCCAGAGATTGATTGACCGTCACCTAACCCTACGTTAATTACAGAGTCTACGTTCCAGTCGTACACACCTAATGGTGTGGTGATTGTGGTTAGGTCGCTGTAATACACTTTGGTGTCGGTGGCTGTTCCTCTTACACCCCAACCGAAGAAACGTGACTGGTATACAACTAAACCGTCAAGCGCGGGCATGGTTGTGATAGCGGTTACGCTAGCGTCTCCGACAGCCCATCTTGCGCCACCGGTTGTTGCTTTGCAAAGAATAACTTTGTTGTCGTATTGGACGTAACCGGTTGCTTTTGAAGCCCATAGTTCAGTCCATGCTGGGGTTACGGCGTCAAGGTTTAGTCGGTAAGTTTTGGTGCCAGCTGTAGCAATTATGTAACGGTCACCACCCGACGGGGTGAAGTATCCGAGGATATCAATGTATAGTGGTGTACCGCTTGCTGGGATTTGTGGCAGTGTTGTTTCGCTGATTGCTGGTCTGGAGACTAGGGCACCGTTTGGTGAAAACTCCATGTTGATCAGGTATGAGACTTCGTTTTCTGCAATGGATGACGGGTCCCAGTAGTTATTTAAACCACCGGAAAAGTCTTTAAGTGTTGCTGAACGTTGTCGTAATAGGTCAGACACGGTAATCGTCCGGATCTGGCATGATCTGCACGTAGAGATCGATCTGTGACACGTTCTCCTTTTGGCTCAATCTGTTCAGTCCGTCTCGGAATTGTTTACTCTTGTACTCTGCTGCTGCATAGTTTTCGTCTAACTCTAACGCTTGTACGGTGCAGTAGTTGACGAGTTCGTTTAGGTAACGGTCTGGGATGCTTAGGATGCGGTCAGCTGCAATAGAGGCTACGGCTACCGGCATTTTTACGTATTCTAGTTTTAGACCATCATTGTAGTCTTTGTTTGGGGTTGGGTAGAACGTGATTACTCCGGCTCGTTCGTACCAGACTTCTGGGACGTCAGCTACAGCAGACTTTGATGGGTCTTGGGTGAGGATGTATTCACGGTATTCTTGTGGCGACATGTTTTTGACTGGTCGACCGTTAACATAGATCGCTTCAATGTACTGTACGCGGTCTGTTGGGAAACTGTATTCCTCTACCCCGGCGATAACGCTTGTTATTTTGGTGTCTTTTAGGATTGCGTTGTTGTTAACAATTTCTTGTTGACCATCGTTGATCCAACGTAGGAGTGTTTCGTCGTCGATTTGTGCACCAGAGGTGTCACCAAAAATTGCGCGCACACGATCTGCAACATCTTTAGATGTTTTAGTGAAAATTTCTGCTGGCATTATTTACGCAAAACCTTTCCGTCGTGACGGTATTCATGTTTCTTGGACTTCATGACTGACTTCATCATGTCTTTTTTCTCCTCTAAATATTCTAACTCACGTTTTTGGTTTAGAGCTTTCTCAGCCATTTCGAGGATAAATAAGCTGTTTGCTTTTGATCCGGCTTTGTGTGTGTCGTTATCTACTAGCCATGCGATTAGTCGTGCATCAATTTCTGATTCAGCTAATGTACGGATCACGTATGGTACGGCTAAGTTTGGTTCGTCAACTAGGGCGTATGGTCGCTCTGGGTTGAAACTGGGGTGTCCCGGTTCGAGGCGTAGTAGTCGAACGTTTGGGTAGAGGTCGCGAATTACTGCAGCGACTCTGCGCTGGTATTCGTGGTATAAGCCGTCGATGCGGTCGAAAGTTATGTAGTCTGCCATGTTTCTATTGTACCGGATATTAGAAAACCCGGAGTCAGGCGAGACGGGACCTGACTCCGGGTTTCTTTAGTTGTTACTTCTCAGTGATGTTCGATAGAACAGCGTGAGCGTTACGACGGTACGTACCAAGCTGGCTGTACTGGAAGATACGAGCTTCGTATGCGTCGGTGTCTGCAAGACGTGACCACATCGAACCATCGCGGTCCATCCAAGACCAGTCCTTCTTACGGTTAACTACGATTTCCTTGCTCGATAGAGCGTAGACTGTACCCTTAGGTGCAGCGTAGTCCGAAACGAACTTGATTGGCTTACCTACGGCGTCGAACGAGAATGCTCGCTGTCCACCTTCAAGGGTTGCACCGTTGGTGAACTGGCGTAGACCTTGTAGTAGATCCCAGTAAGCGTTGAATACGCCCGGAGATGCTAGCATTACGTCCACGTCGCCACCCTTCTTGTCAACCTTTTGTACTAGGTTGATAAGAGCAAGCTCGGTTAGGGTACCGGTTGAGGTTCCCGGAGTTCCGAGAGTTTCAACGGTTGACTTCCAGATCGGGTATGATGCTGGGTTGATGCCGTGCAACTCGCTGGTAGCGCTAACGATAGCACCTAGACCGGTCCATTCCTTGCCGAAGGAGTTTACTCCGTTGGAAGAACGAACTAGAATGTCGCCAGCGCTAATGTTGGTGCTGAAGGTACCAAGGGTACCGGTCACCGTGATTACGTTGGTGGTTTCGTTAATTGCTGTGATTTCAATCGAGCTTGCTGCACCTGACTGTTGCTTAACACCAGTGGTAGGGTCAACAATGTCAACGATCATACCTTCTTCTAGCCAGTTAACTGAGTCAACGGTAAGAGTTGAAGATGAAGGCTGAGCTGAAACAACAGCTAGCTTTCCAGATCCGTCGCCGTAAACCTGACGGTTTAGGTCCTTAGCAAGGTCCTTCTTTAGACCACGGATTTCGTTGTCAACAACGTTGATGAAGGCTTGGTAGTCTTCAGCAGCTTGTTCGAATAGCTGACCGTCAACCTCGATCGAACCGTATAGGTTCGTTAGGTATAGGTGAGCTTGCTTGTACTTCTGTGCACCAGCGGTAGGTAGTACTTCGCGAACTCCGCGAGCACCAATACCTTGGTTGCGTCCGATGTGGGTGTCGAAGATTACTTCTTTACCGTTACGGGTGATGTGTGCGGATGATGCTTCAATGAGTTGCAGCGCAGGGTTCTTGTCGCGCAGCTGCTCGTGAAGGTCACCGTACACTAGCTTGATTGCATCAGATGCAAAGGTCAGTATGGACTGTCCAGCCATGTGTTTTCCCTCCTAAGGGATAGTTGAGTGAATAAATAGATAAATGTGCGAGCGCACTACGTCTGATGCCCTGACTTCGTTAAAAGCTGTACTTAGACACTTCTAGCGTATCATATGTTTCACGTGAAACAAAAACCCCAACACTTTGGATGTTGGGGTTTTTGTTAGCTTTAGTTACAGCGAGTTTGGTGACTGTTTTTGGTTTTGTTCAAACAGTTTGGCAAGCATTTCTTTCTTGCCCTTCTCGTCCTTAGGGATTTGAACTGACTCAAATGGGACTCCGCTGCCGGCACCTAAAACTACAGGCGCATTTGCGGACTGTTGGTTTGCGCCAAGACGCTGAAAACCTACACCGGTGATGGCAACAAGTTTCTTTGCTGCATCAATTACGGATAGATCTTCTCCGCGTGCAAGACCGGCTTCCATCAACTCAATGATTGCCGTCTCTTGCTGTGGGGTTACACTGTACACGTCGCGAAGACCAGCAAACTCGTTTTCGATGCGAGCATACTCAACCTCAGTTTCTCTCTCTAACTGTTGGCTTTGCATAAACTCTTGCATTTCTTTAAGTTGCTGGTTTTGTGCATCAAGCTGTTTCTTCACACCGTCCGGCAAGTCTGACTCATCGTCAAAGAAACCTTCTTCAGACATAACATCAGCTGCAGCAGCTTCAGCTTCAGCTTTTAACAAACCTTGCTGCATAAGAGCAGCAGTCAAGTTTTCGTGAATAGTTAGAGGATCTTCAGAGATCGCCCTAGCTAGCTCAACGCTTTGCTGCAAGTAGGCTGGGTCAACTTCGTTATCAATAAAGTCTTTGTATGGTGAAAACTTTTCAAGCTGACTTTGGTAAGCTTTGTCCTGTTCCTGCAGGAACGGAATAACTTTTTGGTGCCATGCTTCTGGCAGCTCTGCCAAAAGCTTTTCGTGAGCCGGGTGAGGTTTAAACTCTGGCTTCTCTTCAAACTTTGGCAGTTCCAGAACGTTATCGTTCTCTTGTACTTCAGGAGCATCATTTTGAACTTCTAGTCCGTCGATGCTCGTCTCTTCCTGTGACATGTTATCCTAACTGTTCTTCTGTCATTCCGGACTGTTCAGGGGTTCCCTGATCAGTTGGTTGTTGAGCGTCAGAAGGTGCACCCTGTTCAGGTACAGGCATCTGTGCGCCCATCTGTTGCAGCATCATTTGATTCTGCAAAGCGTTTTGGTGAATAGCAATGTGCTTTTGGAACTCAGCCTTGATCTCCGGAGGTAGCAAGTCAAACGACTGGCTCTTACGGAAACGGTTGTGAACTTCAATGTGTACGGCGTGGTTATCCCAGTCGTTAACAGAAATAACAGGAATAGGCTCAA